CACCTTGAATAAATTGACTAGCGTCATTGAAACATAATTTGTTTGTAGAGTTTAAAGTTAATCCTGTACCGTCTGTGTGCGTTAATGTTGTATCTGCATCCGCACCAAATTTTAATACTGCAGAGTCTGTAATTAAACTTAAATCATCACCAACTGTTAAGTCTGTTGCAACTTTAACTGTTGTATCATCATCTAAAGTTAATACTGTTGTTCCATCAAATTGTTTAAATATTAAATCATCAGTGTCTACACGTAATTGAATTACTTGAGCACCGTCTGTGCCATCCATATCTAAAGTTAATTGTGTTGTACCAGCGTCTTTAAATTCTACATTACCGCCTGCTGCATCAACAACTATATCAGCTATTGAATCTAAAGTTATATCTCCAGAATTTGTTGATTGTATTGTAACTCCTGTATGACCATCAACTGTAGTTGTACTTGCTTGTGAATCAAGTAAAACTGCACCGCTAGATGTAACAAGATTAACTGCTGAATCCCCTGCTGTAATATCGTCTGCAGCCACAGAACCCACTTCTGCCGCAGCAAAACTAAGTGTTCCTGATCCATTTGTAGTTAATTGTTGTCCATTTGATCCATCTGCAGTTGGAAGATTAAATGTTGTACCACCAGATGTTATAATTAATTTAGAACCATCTGACTCTATTTTTTCATTAGCATCAGTAAAATGAAGACCAACATTACTTGGTATAATTACATCTGCTACAGCTGTTAAATTAATATTATTACCAGCAATAGTTAAATCTGTGCCATCGCCCTCTATTTTTTCACCATCATTACCAAAAGTCATACCAATGTTTGCAGGTATATTTATGTCTCCATTTGATCCAACAGTTATAGATAAATCTGTTCCGTCTGATTCTATTTTTTCTGCAGTTGCAAAAGTTAAACCAACTCCAGATGGTATGTTAACATCTGCTACAGCTGTTAAATTAATATTATTACCAGCAATGGTTAAATCAGTTCCATCACCCTCTATTTTTTCACCATCGTTACCAAATGTTAAACCAATTCCTGATGGTATATTTACATCGGCACCTGCGTCTAATATAATATCTCCTGCTACATCGATAGTTAAATCACCAGAACTTAAATCTATTTCTGTTCCATCAATTGTAATGTTGTCTACAACAACTCCAGCGTTTGAAGTAATTGCACCACCAGAAGTAATTGTGCCTGTTGTAGTAATAGTATCTATAAAAGCATCTTTCCATCTAACACCAGTAGATCCTAAATCTACATCACTGTCCGATTGTGGTCCAAAAATGTTATCTGCAACATAAACCTGTTCTACGTTAGCAGCATAAAAATGTATTTCGTCTGCTGTTTCAAAATCTATTTTAGTTTGATCATCTTCACCAATTTTAATATCTGTTGCTAATAAAGATGTAATACCTGTTTGAGCAGCGTCTACATTTAATGTGTTTGTTGAAAGTGATATACCTGTGCCAGCTGTTAAAGCTGTTTTAGAAACTGCAATTGCTGCAGAACCATTTACATCAGCATTAACAATAACTCCTGATCCTATTGCTGCTGTTCCTGTAGTGCCGATTGAAATATCTCCCGATATAACAACTGGATTAAAATTAGTACCATCACCAATTAAAGCTGCTCCTGATGTGTTAGTTCCCATTGTTAAGTCGTCACCAGAAATTGTTAAATCTCCAGCAAGTGTAGCGTTAGCCCCACTAAATGTTAAAGCAGTTGTTGTTCCAGATTTAATTATTAAATTTCCTGAAGAGTTTGTTAAACTACCATAAGTTGTGCCTGCATCTTTTAAAAATATATCTGCGCCATCAGCATCTAAAACAATATCTGCAACTGAGTCTAAAGTTATATCTCCAGAACTTGTAGTTTGAATTGTAACACCTGTGTGTCCGTCTACTGTAGCTGTGCTTGCTTGTGAATCAATTAATACTGCCCCAGATGATGTTGCAAAAGAAGATGCGGCGTCTCCTGTAGAAATATTGTCTGCTGGAACAGAAGATGAAATAATTTCATTTATATTTGTACCATCAGAAAAGAAAAATTTAGTTCCTTTATCTGCTGCTGCAAAAGTTATACCTGATCCTGAAGCTGTTTTAAACTGTACTGTGAATGAACCAGATGTACCGTTTACAACAACATATAATTTTTCTAAAGAATTTGGAACTGTTACAATTTGATTTCCTGTAATTGTTCCAGTTAATTTAATAACCATCTGTCTAGCAACAGATGTAGATTCAGTATTGTCTCCGTCAGTAATTGTTAAAGCTGTGGTTTGTGCACCACCTGCAATAGATTTTTCTACGTAACCAGCAACAGCTGATTGAACCATGCTTAAATTGGTATTAGTTTTTGTTCCCCATGTACCGGCATTTTCGCCAGTTGCCATTAATTCTATACCAAGTGTTGTAAATGTCGATGCCATAGTTTGTTATAACCTTTTCTTATTAAAATTCCAATGTTTATGGAGATGCAGAGTCAATTTTAGTCCTAATTGTACCATCTGTGTAGTCGTCTCGTCTTCTTCTGCCCGTTTGTTCAAGGGCAAATTTTTGAGCCTCTTCTTTGTATTTTTGCTCATATAATTGTAACATATCTGTTGGTCCTTTTAAATAGGCATATGTTTCAGCCAAACAACAATATAATAAGCCATTTGGAAAATTCATACTAATATAGTTCGTTATATTACCAGTTTCTAAAGTAGCAGGCGCTGCATTATAATGTATCTTATAACCAAATGTATCACTTGGTGTTGGTGATACAATTATAGATCCAGAATTTGATGAACTTTCTCCAGTTGCCCCTGTGTCTAGCATGGCATAATATTTTGGTGATCCAGTAGAGGTAGTTGCTGCAATATATTCCTCTAAAAATGTTAAATCTTTTTTTTGTAAATATGTATTATTACCTGTACGAGTAGATCCAGTTGCTGTGTAAACTTGAACTGCTCTAACAAATACAGCTCCTGCTGGCACAGTTACAGTGCCTGTGTTAGCTGTAAAATTACCTGTACCTATTTTTCTATCAGCATCAATTGGAATATCTCTAAATATTCTATATTGAGCATTTAAAATTATGTTTTCTAAAACATCCGTTGTTAAAACGTTAGAATCTACCTCTGTGTAGTTTCTAATATTTGTAACTAAACCTGTATAACTTAATCCTGCCATTATGCGCTAAGAGTTGCCGGACCTGCCGAACAATTCTCTCCTCCTCCTGATATACCACCTGTTGTAGCAGTGTTTGTGTCTACAGTAAAGTGATAGAAATTTGTTGTTTTTGTAATGTTTCCGCTTGAATCTCTTTTACCAACTGTTATTGAGTAACCAGCAGACTTTGCAATATTTGAACCTAATATTCCATCAAATGATTTAGGGTCTGTAAAAGCTCCACCAACTGATGGTGTTCCTCTAAACCTTACTGTATCTCCTGTTGACCTACCATGTGATTTTTCTGATACATTAATTATTCCAGATGAAGCTGCAATACTTTCAAATGGGTTTGGTGTTAAAATTACTGCAACAGCGTTTTCTGTTCTAGCTGGTCTAACTTGACCTGGTAAAGCTATACCATCAGCAGCATCTCGTTTAGGTTGTAGTTGTGGTTGTTTTGGTTCAAACTCTGAACTATGAACAAAAGAGCCATTCCATTCTGTAACCATTTCTCTATATGGAAACTCGAATCCAGATCTATCTGATATTGCTTTTGCGAATTTTCCTGATGCTGTTTTTGCCATTATGTTCCTGGGTAATAAACTTTTGGTGTTATATGAGTGCTTGACGCAGAACCGTCTTCTGCTAAAGCTCTAGCTAATTCATCTTCATAATATAATTTCATTTGTTGTACTAATTGTGGATTAAATTTTTGTGCTAAATAAAAAGCTAACCCTGATACCATACAAGGTACAAATCTAAATGGTACGTCTGTTGCATCTGTATAAGTTGAATCAACATCTTGTATTCTTTTTAAATAAAAAAAATGTATAAATTTTGATGCATTACTGGAATCGGGTGTTGGATAAACATGCACTCTAACTCTATCTATAAATCTTTCAACAAAAACAGCTGATGGCGTACTTTTAGATCTTTTGTTTGCATAACCACCATATGTTGATCTATCTACTTTAGTTAAAGATGAGTCTGATTGAGATGTTGTAGCAATTCCACTTCTTAATTTTGCTTCTAGTATATCACTCATACCAATTACAGTTTCTGATGAATTAGCATTATTTACTGTTGTTGCACTTGTACCATCAGCAGCGGATCTAAAAAAATCATAATCTGATTGACCTTCAACCAAATCCATATTTGTTTCACCTATTTCCCAAAAGTGAATACCTCTGTTTCCCCATTCTTGAAAAAGAATGTTTAAAGATCTTCTTGCTGTTTTTAATTGATATCCAGAAGTTACTTGTGAACCAATACGTTCGTATGCTTCTTCTACTATCTCATCAATAGCAAAAGTTTTGTCGAACGTGTGTGTTCCAGAAGTAGTATTGGCCATCAATTACTCCTTAATAAATTTTCTGGAACTCTGCTACGACTGTGTACATGTTACCATCGTCCGCGGCACCAGGCACTACAAAGTTAACATCGCTTTCGTTTGTATTACCAGATTTATCTGCTGGTATTCCGCCAAATTCTCTA